GGTCTAATCCTACCAAAGCGGGCAAAGGTACAATGGGCACGAAGAGCATCCGTCACATCGTAGAGTCCACCCTTGCGACCTACCTCTCGACCCAGACCGGGCTGACCACCGTCACTTTCCTGACGGGCGACAGCGCCGCGACCCAGACCCTGCCCAAGGCCGTCGTCCTCTGCGACTCGGCCCGGGCTCCTGGCGACCTCCCCGAAGGCGAAGGCAACTACTCCTGCTCGGTCCGCATCACCCTTTTCTCCAACGCGGACGACACGACCCTCGCCGATCACCGGGCCCGCTGCGCCGCCCTGTCGGGCAATATGCGTGACCTGACCTCCATCAAGGCGGCCTTCGTGGCCTCGACGGACGCGGCCTGCTACGACGTCACGATGCAGTCCGAAGACGAGGGCATCGACGAGCGGTCCTGGGCGACCTCTTTCGCCTTCGACGTGCTGGTGGTCCTGCCTGCCGCGTAAGGTTTCCAACCCCCGCAATTACAAATGGCCGCCATCTCCACCGGAACGACCTGCCTCTACGGAGTGGCGGGTACTGTCGCTAACCTCTTCGTCCAGAGCTACAGCCTCTCGGCTTCGTTCAACTCCGAGGCCACCGTGGTCGACGAGGAAGGCCTGACCAAGACGGCCCGTTACGACGACCGCAAGACGGAGATCACCATCGAAGGCATCGCCAAGACCTCCACGATGCCGGTCCTCGGCGCGGCCCTTTCCTTCACGGTCAACACTCTTTCGGCCTATCCTGCTGGCTCGGCTTCGGCCTCCTTCTCCGGCACCATCACGAAGATTGACGACAAGGGCTCCAACAAGGGGTTCACCGCCGTCACGATCACCGCGGTGGACTACGAAGGCATCACGCCCTGATTGACACCCCCGCAAGGGGGCTAACATCGCAGGAGTGGACCGCCGCTTCCTGAATGCCTACATCGACCCGGCGCCCTTTCGGCTGCTGGGTCGAGTGCTTTACCCATGGTGCCTTAAGTACCGGGTGCGGCTGATGGCGTTCGACTCCCCGCTGGTGACTGGCTCCCGCGGGGTGACCCCTGCCGACCTCATCTTCGCCTGCCAAGTCTGCGCCGAGGAACCCTTGGGAGAGATTGGCTGGCTGGACAAGCTGCGTATCCTTTCCCTTGGGCGTAACCCTGCCAAGTTCGAGCGCCTGCTGGAAGCCTTCGCAGGCTACATCCTGGTGCAGGACTGGCCGAAGTTCTGGGAGCAGACCAAGACCAAGTCCGGGGGCGGCGATAAGGGCGTCCCTTGGCCCCTGAGCATCGTGGCGAACCTGATTGCGTCGGGCATCCCTGAGCAACGGGCGTGGGAGATGCCGGAGTGTCAGGCCATCTGGCTCAACTCCGCCCTGGCTATCCGCAAGGGTGCGGACGTGGCGATCATGTCCCCGGAGGAGGAAGCCTTCATGGCGGAGGAGGAAGCCCGGGAAGCCGCGGCGGCCGCTTCCAATCCTGCAAAGGAAAGCACCCCTACCGACGATGGCCCAATCCCTGGAAGTTAACATCAAGACCACCTCGGACGTCCCGAAGGCCGTGGAGAAGGCCAAGACGGCGGTGGTTTCTTTCGACAAGCAGATTCAGGACATCCAGAAGAAGTTCTCGACGGCGTTCAAGGACATCTTCCTCGGCTTCACGGCGCCGATGATTCTCCTTCAGGGCGCCATCTCTTACATCACCGGGGCCATCGAAAAGGCCAAACAGGACGCAAAGGAAGGGCTGGACCTTCTGGCCCGTGGAGAAAGCAAGTTCGTCACCAGCGAAGAGCAGCGGGCAGCGGCGTTCTTCAAGCGTCGGGCGGAGCTCAAGGAAGAGCAGCGACTGGCCGAGGAAGGCCGGACGGAAATCACGCGGCAAGTGCTGACCAGTTCCGAGTTCAAGGACTTCGTGCTGCCTGACAGCATCAAGCGACGGCTGGCTGCGGGCGAGGCCATTTCCAGCGTATCCAGGGACAAGGGCCTGCAGGAAGAGGCTCTCAGGTTTTATCGCACCACGGCGGAAGGCCGCAAGATCACGGAAGGAATGGACATGAGCAAGGCCGGGACGAAGACTCCCGACTTCAAGGGCCCCGAAGGCTTCGGCAACGTCATCGGCGTCGGCCCGAACCCGGTCATGGAAGCGATGAACGCCCAGCTGGAAGAACAGAAAAAGACCAACACCATCCTTGAGAAGATCGCGGGCGACTCTGGCGCCACCTCCTGGATGAACTCCACCCCCTCCCGAGCCGCCCTGCTCATGGGCAAATAATTTATGGCTATCGTAAAGACAGGCGACGCTCTCACGACCCCGGTCCAACAGCCAGGGGCTAAAATCTCCGACGACGGCTACGGCCTGCTGACGGCCACGGTGGTCTGGAAGGCGGACGCCACCGCCGCCCTTGGCTCGGTGGTCAACCGCGGTTCGACCTGTCCCATCGACGCGAACTGCAAGGCGCACAAGTACAGCATCGTCTATGACGCGCTGGGCGTCGCCACCTTGACGGTGGACTACGTGGGCATCGACGGCGGCGCCACGATGACCGACCCGCAGATCACGGGCTCGCAGGGCCTGACCTCGGAGCATATCACGACCCACCCGAACTTCTTCCAGCTGGCCGCGGGCTTCGCCGGTTCCCCCATTGCCGGCGTCGGCACGGGTTCCTTGGCTACGCCTGCCTATACCCAGGTGGCAGGCACCAGCACGCCGGAATACGCGGGCAACAACGGAGCGACCTTCGAGGCCGCCACGGGTCGCAAGTTCCTCGGCTTCAAGAAGCCCGAGTTCAAGGACTTCTACGGCAAGACAAGTTACCTCGCCCCTCAATGCTCCATCGCCGGTGTGTTCTATACCTCATCGTCCGGCAAGGTCGTCGACCTACGCAACGCCGTCGGCAAGACATCGGGCACGGGCACGTTCGCCTCGACCGCCCTTCTCCCATCCTACATGGGGACCGCCTTTACCACCGGCGGCAAGAACCAGCTGCTCCTGGCTCAGGTCTCCTTCGAGGACTACGGCCTGCTCTACAAGGTGCAATACGAGCTGCGCTTCAACCGCGACGGCTACGTCGCCAGCGTCTACACGTCCTGATGAAACTGCAACCCGGAGTCGGTTACAACTTCGACTCGTCCTCGCACGGGTTCACCCTGGACACGTCCGACCCGTTCCCGAGCACCAGCACGCTCAATCACCACCCCTTCAAGATCATCAATGTGTCCTATGACTCAGGGGGCTCCGCTTGGACATACCAAGTCGTCCCGGGCACTCTGAACAATATTGTCCCGCAGATCGAAGAGGACTCGGTCTGGGTCAAACTTGACCGCACGACCGCAGGCGTCCCGGACTGGCCTCTCTCGGTGATGACGCCCTTCGACACCACGACCAAGAAGTGTTACATCTACCTGAGGGCCGGCATCGACGCGACGACCAACGCGTTCCCCTCGGAGGATGACACCACGACGGATTATCCGCGCATCATCAATTCAGACGTCGAACTGGCCGACACCGACACGTATGGTTATGTGCTTCTCGCGGTAGCCACGGAGGCCACCGGGCCTACGATTTCGGTGAACCAATACGTCACCGGGTCGCTCTGGTCTGACCGCATCAAGATGCAGGACGTTACGGCGCGTTACTACTACGCCCGCATCTGATGGGCTACGTCATCGGTGAGTCCACGGGGGCAGAGGCCGGGGCTTACTCGACCTGGGCGAAGGTCCGTTGCCCTCTGATCGGTGGATACGACCAGTACACGACCTATGTCGGCCCTGGCTCGTTCCCGCATAACATCGTGATCGACTCCGGTTTTCACGCCGACGAGGGCTATTTCCTTAGGGTGTTGGAATGGCCGAAAACAAGCGACTGGACTGATACTGGCGGCTTCCCGCATACCGAATATTTAGGTCCGTTTGTCGGTTTTTTCAACGACCCTGTTACGACTTCTTATTTCAGCATAGGGGCTTACGATGCGAGTTATAACAACCAGACCAACCCGAATTACACCAGCATCAACAACCTGTTGGACGAAAACGACGTGGCGGACTCCTTGGTCGGGCTGACGGTCACTTATACATCAGGAACTTTCACGACGACCGCGGACGCCTTTGAACAAACGCCGACTACATCCCCTTGGTTGGGCCAAGCGTTCGGCGCAAGCACCATCACGGACGTCTCGGCCATCGACTCATTCACGGCTTTCTGACCACCCTTCCAATCGGGGCAAGGTTAAGACCCGATGAGCTGCTCCAATTCTGTCACGGTTT